TACTGGGTAAGTTCTCAAATTCTATTTTTCAGGACCCAGATGCGACCTTACGGTCGCAAACTACCCATGGTGACAGCAGGGGCAGTACTTCTCTACATTTTTATGTTTACATCTGTAACCTTGAAACTTGGGGGGCAAAATGATAGGGTTGACTCTGTTGCCATACATTAGATGGAACATACATCGAATTAAAAGGAACACTCTGAATTACAGATTGCGGTTTCTGTTTCTGTGGTTTAGGGGCTTTAGCCTTAGGCTTAGACTTGTCAAGTTTTTCTATCTTAGTATCTATCTTTTTCTCCAGTTTCTCTACTCTTGCAAGAGTTTGGTTTTCCTTTTTCTCCTTCTTAGCAACATCACGAACAGTGGCAGCTGTAGTTAGACCTTTACCCACTGCATTAACAATGGGATGTGGTATGGCTGACATAATAGTTCCAGCAATTTTTGCAATTCCCCATATCCAATCTCCAAATCCATTCTGGTTCACAGGAACTCCAGTCGGCAATTGACTAGCAATTTTCGAGTAGAATTCAAGGGCACGAGGGTCAAAATCTGGACTAGGAAAACAAAGTCGGCGCACTGCTGACAATTTGTTAGGAAATCGCTCAACATAAAAATTTACATTTAAAGTTAAAACAGCTGCAGGATCCAACCCTCCAAAGAAAACACCAGACATAGACCATGGTGAAGGGGTTTGAGCTGTGGGAGCTCCAGTAGCAATATTAATTAATTTACTTGCTCCTGTACTTTGGATGCCTGGAAAGAACGCATTTGGGGTGTCATATGTCATTGAAGTTAGGGTGGGTCTCAATCCCATAGCTGGGTTAATGTCTGTATTCTGCACCGGCACTATATAGGCACCGTCTTTTGCTTCCCACTGCTGAGATCCAACTAAACTCAATGCCTCAGCTATTGTGCTGGGTGGATTGGCCAATTGAATCGCCTGAACAGATGACGAAACACATGCAGTTACACCATTATCTTGGACTAAACCAACTACTACAGGTTGTTCAGTCGTCTGATCAACACGATACGTGACACATGTACCTTGCTTCTTAAGCTCCTAAGTGACATCATGAACTTCAATTCCAACACTAATCAAACGACAATCTTCATTTGTATACAAATTAGTAGGAATGTCAACAGTGCCTTTTGTTGTACTGATGTACAATGGATTGCCAGAGGTATCTGTTCGATAACACACACCCCCTCGGAAATAAGGAGTGGCTCCTTGTCCTGACAGCTGGAATAATGAAGGATTTCCAGCAGGTCCTATTGCTGTTGTTAGATAATGGACAATTCCCTGAAGAGTTTGGTCAAGAAAGATATTACAATCCCAATTGACAACTCCAGGTGCCACAATATTAACAGATGATTTGACTACTTCGACAATGGAGGGATTTGAATTACGATCTGGATATCCAGCACAAGGTTTCAACATATCCTTGAAAGGATCCAAAGCATGATCAATCCACTCTATACCATGTTGGGTACATCCATATGCCTTTGCAGCAGCTCTAATTGTAGATTCAGCTTTAGCGGCTTTATTCATAACAGGTTTTAATTAATTAACCCGCTCAAGCCTAGGAGGATTTTCTTTTTCCACATAAACTGTAGAGAAGTTTCACGTTCTTCGTACCTAACATCTTTCTTAGGAATCTGTATAACATTGGTCTCGAAGAACTTACATCTATCAGATCCTGCACGATCCAATATGATGGGATGATTGATGGTTTGTAAAGTGGTTAAGGAGTCAAGATATTTTTCTAAAATTATCTGTTCATCAACAGCAACTCCAAATTTTTGTTCAACAAGAACACGTGAGTCATAATGCACACCAACTGACACAAGTCTTGAGAGATCCACATTCAATAATAAACCAATCAAATGACGTTCATAGGTATTATTTGTACCCTTTAAAAGCTTATGGATAGCATGTTTACTGTCTATATGATCAGTAATGCGCAACCCATACAAAGCTAACGATCTCAGGATTGGACACCCAGGGTAATTGTAAAGTAAACTTAAACTTTTAGCTTTAATCAATTTTAACCTAGATGTTTTGTTAGAACCAATATAACGATAATTAGTCCAACCAAAATCTAATAAAACTTTGATGGGGTCTTTAACAATTGAGCCATCTTCTGACCCAAAACATACACCACAAAAAGATGCTTCTGAATAAGTATTAAAAACTTCAATCTTTGCATTGGCACCCAACTTCTTGAGGATATCTGGATCCAATTCATGAATGTAGGCGCCCTCAGAGTCATCACCTTCAACCGTGGGTGGAAACTCCTCAATGTAAAAGCTTGGTGGATGACCAGCTTTATGCAAAAGAAAGCACATAAGGCACAAGTTCACAATAGAATTAGAAAGTGACGTATCCATTTCGCCAGAATAGCGCTTTGCAATAAGATAAGCCACAAAGGTCCTAAATTTTAATTTATTTTGGCCCTGTTTAATTCTATAAAGCACAGACATAACTTCATCCCTAACTGCTAGGTTCTGTAAACAGAACCAAAAGAAAAATAGTTCCAAATTCATAAGCTTCTCCACGAAAGTTGCTTCAAAAGATGAAAAATCATTACTAAAAATTTTTATAAAATCTTTATCAAAAGTTTCTTTCATCCTCTGTACCTTCTTCTCGATAGAATCATATTTTACAAACCAATGTTTTGAGAACAATATTTTCCCTATCGCTGCACAAATAGGTCCAAAATACAGTTTGAAGGTGTCCGTACGACTAAAAATACCTCTAAAGAACTTCGGTTCAGTGTAGGACTCATACTTGGCGTGACTCTCAACGTCCAAGTCTTTATTAACCAACTTGATGAATTCCTCATAAGTTTTCATCAACTGGTCTTTACGGCATTGCCTGTAGTTGTTACAGTTTTCAAGCCATGTCTCAACACTCAAATCCACATCCATGGGTAAAATGCAATCCTTAAAGTTATTGCATATAAAGTCTACAGAAAAATCCATAAACTCTTTGAACATCTGTTCATCTATGTCAGGCATTTTGGTCCCAATTCTCTTGACCACACCTAACATAGCACTATGTTGTGATGAAGTGTCAGGCCAAAAATTTGCAGCCCCTTCAACATGTATACCAAGACTTGTACACATGATCTTTTGTTCAACTTCGGGACTCCAATCACGAACCTTAAACCTCAAACTAGGATCAGCCGGTGGGGGATTCATTAACCCCATTTGCCAGCTGGTATAACCCAGAATCACAGTTTCAGTCGGTATTCAAACCGACGCATCAAAAACATCATCAGCCAACCTCTTAGACTGAATAACATGAAGTGCATAGATGACAGTGTCATTGTGAATCGTATCACCATTATATCCAGCAGATGCTGGTATATTAACAGATGTGCATGACGATACTGCTCTCTTTAAATTCGCGCGCAACTGTGCCACTTGATCAAGCTCATTGTTGGTCTTTAGATTTAATGTATGATTGTACAATGCCATCGATACTACCAAATCACGAGAACTAGTAGACCAAAAGATACCACGATCAGCAGCATAAGGGTAATCACTCGTCATATTCCAAACAGACTCCGTGACTCTAAAAACAACCAATTCAGGATCGGATTGCAAAACATGGCCAATCTTGTTGACCTGTGCTCTTGAGTCATCCTTAGGACATTGCAACCTTTGGATAACTTGAATTTTCCTACTAACCACAACATTGCGTGATAAAAGAGTTTGGACCAATGAACCAATTTGTTTCCACAAACAGTAAGCATGTAGAACAAAAACCAACAAAAAGGCCCATGAATTCAAATAACCCCACCAAGTCACATACAATGGGGGCCCATAGATCAGGTGTGAAAGCCGACTGACCATGGTGGCTGCAGGTTCAAAAATCCATCTTGAAGTGGGATTGTAAATAAAGCTCTCAATGATGTGGCTCACAAAATAAAATAACCAAACATACAAAAAGTATGAAACTGATGACTGTCGAAACATGGAAATAATGTCTCCAAAGGTGGTAGGCACTGGAAAATTCAATGTCCGACCAGCAGGAGTGCAGTAAGAAAAATCCATAATTGGGCTCGTCTTGTTGTTTTTCCCGTCCTCCGTACCAGAGGGTGGACCCCCATCACTGGATTTATCAGATCCAGAATCAGCAGGTCCGTTCACCGGTAATGATTGTCCACTGGCATTGTAGGCAAGGGGAGTAGCAACAGATTTGGCAACAAAAGTAGATGTAGAAATGGCATCCGTAGTTTTCGCTGAGTCATAAATGCCGGTAAGGGCCTGGACAACATCTTTCGCAGCGACAGTCTTCGTCGGTTTGGAAACTTCTTTGTTAACCACAGGTTTTTCAGACGGATCTTTGTTTTTAGACTCAGATTGATTTGAAGTCTTTTGAGTGCTTTTGCTCTCTCTCTTCTCAGACGAGAGGGGTGGAGGAGGGGGCACATCCTTAACGGACTGCGAAGCCTCGAACCTCGACTGCTTGACAGACTCAGGTAATTTCGAGAATTCGATTGCCTCTTGTTTTTCTCGCTGTTTATCCATTTCCTTCTCGGACTTTGGACAAACATGTCGCCTTGTTGGATCCATAGTCAGTTTGCATTTTCTGCAACACCGATGCTCTGGAAGCCTTAACTCTCCACAATGTCGACATTTTTCGCAAATGGGAGCATGACCAAACATCTGGTGATTAAATTCACTCGGCATGGTTACAAGCGCATTTTGCTTATATTTGACAAAAATGTACGGTGCTAACTCCAAATATGGCAACAATCCCTTACTGTCACGCTTCATTATTTCATCAGAAATAAATTTGCAGACTTCACAAAAGGTACCATAATTCATGAAGTTAGTGGATGAACCCTCATAGGTAAGAAACAAATATGCATTGGGAGTCAACTTTGAAGGTTTCTTCATAATCTCATCAACCGCAGGCATAATTTTCGTCCAAAACTCCTTGAGCAAATTCCTGATAGCTTTACTATCAGAAACTTTGCCACGATAATAGGTGGCCTGTTTTGCTCCAGGATATGACGCATTTTCAGCAGGATGATACAAAGTTTCAGCCCTAATTTCGGAAATCGCAGAATCCAAAAGGCCAGCATCACTCTCACCAACACGAGGTGACTGAGGTGGAGTATACTTGAAGGCAGAAGAAACACATGGGTCATCATTCGGTGCTGGGACATTCTCCAGCCCAAACGAAAATTTGGCTTCCTGCATTTTTCCCTCAAATTGCTTAAACATCTCGGATGGCGTAAAACTTTGGATACCCTCAGGAACAATCTCGTCAGTGGCCTTTTGATCTTCCACTGAAAGTGAAGCTGAACCACTTAAAATAGCTTGGTCCTTCTTTGAATAGATGTTCCTGGCTTTTTCTTCATTGAATAATTCTTCCCATGTGTAGACATGTTTGATCATAAAACCAATGTCTTCATAACGTGGGTTATCCTCAATGACCTCAAGCATCAACATGCCATCAGGATTCAGCCGAACAACACCATTTTTAATTGCCAAGCAAAGGGCTGAAAAAACATTCAACCCATCAGGTTTCAAATACAGTGCAACCTCATCAAAAGCTGCATAAGAGTTGAGGAACCCATGAAAACAAGGTCTGAAACAAAAGTCAGACCAAGAACAACAGGTTTCAACAGCACCCGCCTTAACGTAAATGCCATTGAATGACACATACAACCTCAAATAACCCTTAAGAATATCAAGATCGGAAGCACCGGTTGGGGACGAC